ACATAAGGTTCTTCTCCTTGTGTGGGATTTTTAGCGTATTTTTTTGCTTTTCTAAAATTAGATAAAAAGGTTCTATCATTATCTAATAAAAAGGCTTTAATCATTATTTCTAATTCTTCTCGACCATCAACAGTGTCTATTGACCTAGAACCGAAGTTACGAAGAAGAACCATTTAATTCACCTCACATTAACCATTTAGCCCAAGCCGCACCTTTTTGAATTGCTGAACCTAATCCTAAACCGCTTTGTGGTGGTTCATATGACATTTGGCCGTTAGCATCAATCCAATAAGGTCGGCCATATCCGTCTGTTCCATTTGGAGGAACAGGATAACCGGAACCATTATTCATAGCACCTTGCATTTGTTGATATTGCTGTGTTTGGCCTGTTATTCCAGCAATTGCCATACCTGCGGTTGGGCCACCGCCTCCAAATCCTTGAGATTCAAGATATTGTTGTTTTGCAAGTTTTCTTTGATTTACCACTTCTGTATTAATAGCAGCATTCAATAACTTTTGAATATCTAAATCAATGTTTTCTTGAGTAATTCTTTCAAACTCTCTCATAGCATCTGAGTTAATAGTTAAATTACTTCCATTTTGAGTAAAAGATAATTTACCCAACATTTGACTAACTACTCTTTGCACTACATCTTCCATTAATTTTTCAAGAGCAACTAAAAACATTTCTCCATGATATTGAAAAAACTCTTCAACATGGTTATCCTGTAAAGATAACAAATTATTCATAGATTTAAATTGTTGCTCTCCTTGTTGCTGAACAGCATTCATTACTGTTCCATTACTCGTTCCTAATATCCCCATATCTATTCACCCTTTTTATTTTCTGTTACCGGCTTAATTTCACTATTAGCCTTAACTCCTTCTTTAATCATCAAATAGTTAAGTCTATCTGTTAATATATTAATCTGCCCAACCACTTCAATTGCCTCATTGGTTGGACTCCTGTTATCCCCTAATGTGGGAGGCTTTATTAAATAACCGCTTGCCATAAGCGAAGCAATATCCTCCTTAGATAAATGAGTAATTGGGCCACCTTTAAGCATTTTAGGCATTTTAGGTTTAAATGAAGCAAAAGCAAGACCGTGCTTATCAGCGAGTATTGTCTGTTGTAACATTTCTAACTGCATAAACATAGAAGCATGTTTTGGACAATATGTTCCTGCTAATGGCCTACCTTTGACTACTCCATCTAAAGGAATAGGAGGCCGCCTATAATCTCCACTTTCCCAAACATGGTGCATTCCACAAACAACGCACCTATCTTTTAGATTAAATTTTTTTCCATATGGTAAACCAAAGAATTTCTTTTTTTCTGGAGTTAAAACTTTAACTAATTCTTTTAATTGTTTCTTAGGTTTAATTGCTACAAATTTGTATTCTGTAACAACTCCACTTGCTCTTGCTGCTTTTAATGGTGTCATAAAAACAGGTGGCGTATTTTGTCCTATTATTTGGTTATTATACATCTTTCATTCCTCAGTAATCTTTTATCATCGTCATTATGCCTCTATATACCATTTCGGGGTCTGACTTTGCTGAAACTATAAACTTAAAACAAGGTATTCCTTTATCATTTAATTGCCTCATTCCATATTTAAATGGTTGAAATATTTTATGTTTATCAATGGTTTGTCCTTCTTCTAATGGATATTTTTCTCCCCATATATCATATTTATTAGCCCATATGCCTATTGCCATAGGGTAATCCGAATCTTTTTTCTTTCTGTTAGTGGGCCAAGTATTAGAGCAAATTGTATCAACTAAAAATTTCCATGCTACTTGATGGTCTAAGTTTGCTTCATTATCTAAATGTCTATGGTCTATCATAAATATAACATATTTAACTCTTCTTTTTTGCATGTCTTTAACCCATTCTTTCCAATAAACTGCTTCACCGCCTAAGTCTGCACTTTTTATTGTATGAGAATTTCCATCAATTTTAATACCTTTTCTTGTGGCTCTATGCAATCCGACTGTTCTTTCATTAATTTGTGGCACTTCTCCCCTTGTTCTTAATTGATGACTTAATGTTGTTTTACCTACCATTGTTGCGCCATAAACACCAAAATTAATTGCATATATTTTTTTCCAAAAACCTATCATGGCTTCTCCTACAAGAATAGCAAATCCTGTCATCATTGACAAGATTAGACCTCCCATGAATGCCAAAAGGTGTCTAATATCCAACCAAGAATATTAATATCAAATACACCCATTATATTTCCTATAAAGAATGCAGATAAAGTAGCACAAGTTCCCCAAAACCATGCTCTTATCTTAAAAAAAAGCATGTCTGCCGAATGCGCCCTTGATTGATTATAGATATAATCATTATCAGTGAGGCCCATAAGGTCATTTAGCATTTAACCACCTCATTGAAGAGTAGCGGCTAAAAATTCACTCCCAACGGTATTATCATCGGTTTCTGTCGGCATGTTAGCATAAGGATTAATAAAACTAGTGTTGTATTGTTTTGCACTTTCTCGCATTTTATTGCGTTGTTGTTCATCTCTTGCTTTTCTTTCCCAATAAGCCGCAATCTTTCTATCAAGTAGCCACATTTCAATACGGTCATTAAGTGCTAAATCAAATAATGCCTTCATAACCATAATTGCGCCTATTGTTCCTAGCCCAAATAAAGTGCCATGTGCTAAAGTAGTATAAGGAAAACCTGTTCCATAATTAGCATAAACCCAAACATTTGCACCGCTTAAAGCACCTACAAATAATATAGTCATAACTAATCTAGTATCTTGATTTAATACTGCCATTTAATCACCTCAAGCAAATTCAACGGAAACTGCCGCACCTGTTCCTGCACCTGTGGATATTTCTAAATATAATCCATTAAGTGCTAATACACCGTGCATATCAAATTCTTGAGTTTCATTTGGATTTTCCATAATAATTCTTGCTAATTCAGTTCCACTAGCGGCTGAAGCATTATCAAATACTTTAACAGTTGTAGCAGCATTACCTGTAAGTTGAGCATGAACACTAATTAATTTACATCTTCCAGCATTAACTACTGCACTAGCAGTTTGAACGCCACTACTTCGACAAGTTGGCATAATAAATCTCTCCGTCTAATCAGCCTATGTTACCTATCCTTCTTAACCCTGTTGGTTGATTATTCAACCAAAGAGGATTTTTTAGGCTTAGGTGTGGTTTTCTTAGGTTTTGGTTTAACCACAGGGGGTAGCAATAGATTTGCTAACTCAATGTGTGTTAGGATTTCTTTATCTAATTCAGCACTAATAAGTGGTAATAGTTTAGTATCGACTTTCATCAATTCTTCTCTATCACTTTCTTCAAAAGTGAACTCTAAATTAGTATCGCCTAATCGAACTAAAGCGGCTTCTAAACCAATAGGGGCCGAAGCCTCCCTGCTGAGTTTATTTCCCAGCAGGGAGACTCGATAAACAGTAGCGTTTTCAGATAGTTTAACTGAAACCAATTAAACCACCTTCAAAGGTTGCCCCAAACTCTAAGTCTAACGGTAGTATCGGTAATATCTCCCGTAGCCGCAGCGTTTGTTCCATCCATAGCGGTAAATAGTAGTGCAATACTGCTATTACTCTCATATGCGCCTGTTGCTGATATTTCAATATCCACATCATAAGTCGCTGGAAGCGAATTACCTGTAATAGTAGCACAAGTAATGCTATCTAGCCCTAATGATGTAGCAGTTATTACTTCTCCACCACTTGTTGCGGTAGTTACTACAATATAAGCGTCAACCACATATTCATCTCCAACCACTTTAGGTTTAGTAAAACCTTTATGGTCTGCTAATAGGGTTACAGTGTGTGCCAATTAAAACACCTCACTTACCTATTGCTTGGAAATAAACTATATCGCCACTAACACAGTGTATTGCTACATCACCGCTTGATAGCGGCAAATCAGCATTAACTGTTGCCGCAGCCGCTTCTTCAGCAGCACCCTTATGGGTGAATACTAGAGAATCAACGCTATCAAGCCCTGTTTCGATATTTCCATCTGTTGAATCAGTAGTGGTTTGTCCACATACAATTCTTCTGTTTCCTTCTAACTTCATGTCTAAGTGTATTACTGTTGCAAATGCCATAATTCATCATCTCCTTATTTTATCTCCATTAACCTCAAAGAAGGTTTGTAATCTTCCCCTGTCCCTTAAAGTAGGAACAACCAACTTCAGCAATTGTTCGGTATAGAGCCTTGTTTCCTAGAGTCCCTACACCAAATGGGTTTCCGTTAGAAATACCATCCTCAAAGTATTGAGTAGGCTTCATTACAGATAACCAAAGATGGTCGGTATCTAAGAATAGCATATCGCTGATACAAGATGAATTAACACCTGTTGATGGCATAGCCGCAACAGGAATCAAAGGAATGTCGTAATAAGTTGAAACTCTAAATCCAACTTCTTGACCCTTTACACCTCTAACTCCGTTAACAGTAGGAACAATTTCCTTTCTATCCATGAATCTTTCTTGTGCTTGCAATAGGTCAGACAAGGTTTGAAGTGTATCATATCCTGTTAGAATGACCTTTGGTGAACCACCAGCAACTCTCAAATCTCTAATCATGTTGTTTAGAACAGTTAGAGTCAATTGACGAGCAGATGCAGAAGCGTATGATGCCCCGAAATCAACTTGTGAATCAAGGAAAGAATCATTATCACGGTTTGTTCCGTAAATGTGACTTACTGCTGTTGTTGTAGCGGAACCCAAAAGATTTGCAGTTGCCATAGCATCTAACTCATCTTCTGAACAAATAACCTTGTATAGAGAAGTATAGTTTCTATCAATGTTTGCTACTGTTGTTGTTGCTACTGCTGAACCAGCATCATAGTTTTCTAGCGGCATTACCAGCATAGCGTTTTGAACTTCAGCATGGTGTTTCCCCATATCTTCACGCAATTGCGCTCTAATATCTCCAATTCCATCGTCAATTGCCGCCATTTCCATAGCCAATTCGCTGAAATCAAATTGATGAGCAACGATTTTTGGGCTTGTAAATAGTGTAGTGTATGTTGGTGCAATTGGGCCAAGACCGTCTTGAGCAGTATTTAATCCAGCATTTTCAGGAACACCACCAATTAGGTCTGCTCTAAGTGTTGAATCTCCTAACTTAGTTAGGTTTGTATCTCCTGTAACTCCAATAGATAGAGAATTACCGCTTCCACCAGCAGGTCTGTCCGAAAGAACTCTCCAACCGCTTGAAGTATATGGTCGCTTTGAAATTACTGATAGAGCATTACATTCTCTATTTAGCATAGACCAAACTTTTTGGCCGTATAATACTTGGTAAAGATTACCATTAATACCGCTTGTTGGGCTTGTCTGTGTAGCCGCATCATGTCCAGCATGAATACCGCTTAATCCGCCAGCAGCCTTCAATAGTTGATTATTAAATGCGCCACCCGCAATTCCATATGTTTGTGCTTCTAAATCTGCAATAGTGTTAATATATCCAGCCATCTTAAATTCCTCCTACCATCTTGTGAATGTCAGACCAATCCATTTCAGCCAATTCATCCATTGTTGGGAGTTGTATTTGTGACTCTTCTTGAGCCTTTAGGATTGTTTCCTTTTCAGCAGTTAAAGACTTCCTTAGTGCTGTAAATTCATCCTTTAGTGAAGCAATTTCAGACTTTGCATCATAGTTTGCCTTAGCAATTGCATTATGTCTTGTTGAAGTTTCAGCCTTAAACCTTACTTCAAATTGCTTTTGAAGATTATCATATGCTAACTTTTCAAGTTGTTCTTGACGGAAAGCATCATAAGCCTTCTCAATGTTAGCAACGGACAAATCAAGAGTTTCTAATTCATCGTTGTTAAATGCTTTAACAACCGGCAAATCAGACGCTCTTGGCT